TTAGGAATATAGGTTAATTTGTTTTTCATAGTTATAAATCTTCCTTTCTAGTTGTTTATCAAAGAAGGCATCGGCTTAATCGCTGGTGCTTTTTTTGTTGTAAAATTTGGTATTAATGGTTTCCGAAAGGATGTGATCGAATGGCTGAAGTTACAAATAAAATCAAAACAAATTTAGAAAAGTCTCCAAACGGAAAGGAATTGTTAGTTGTAGAAGATGTTGATGGTGTTAAAGCCGTACCGATGGTATTAGTTACTATTGATGAAAACGGAAAGTATTCTTACGCTGGTTCATTAGGTGGAGGTGGCGGTTTAACAGCTGAACAAGTTAATCAAATGTTAGCTGGATATTCTAAAACTGACCATAACCACGATTCCGTTTATGCTAAAACATCAACTTTAAGTAATTACGCTACAACAACTCAATTAAATACGAAATTAACTGCAAACAAAATGACTAACATTCCTAATAGTGCTGCTACTGATGTAGCTGGTGTTGTTGCTGATTTAAACAAAGTATTGGCTGGTTTAAAAGCTGCCGGAATTATGTCGTAAAAGGGATCGCTTCTGCGGTCTTTTTTTATTTTCTAATTCAAGTAATATTGGTTTATAGAAAAGTAAGGATGGTGAATAAAAATGTCTGAAGTGAAACAGTATTTAACTAAAACTGGTGAAATATTTGAAACGATAGTTGAATTAGGTGGAGCTAATCCGAAAGAATATGATTTGAAATTATTACAAGCTGCTGAAGCAAGGGTTATTAAAGGAACTAATAAAACTCTTCGTACAGCTTTAAATAGTTTAGCTGGTTTCAAAAATATGAAGAACGATGGAGTTAAAGTTAAGGAAGTTAAAGATGCTGAATTTGACGAATACGGATTAAGTGACTCTTTCTATACTGAACAACAAATGAATACGATCCGTAAAGCTATTGACCGTTATCACGAAGGTTATGATATAGCAACACCTTTCCAAGAAAACGGCGTAATACAGCTTGCTAAGTACGAATTAATGATGAATGAACTTGGAGCTAAAATAGCCCAACATCCAACTAAAGATGATATAGCAAGTTTGAAAATGATTCAGGACTTACATGCAAAACTAAACAACGATATGAAGTTCACAACAAGACAATCTGTTGGTGATGCTAATTCTGAAGATATGTTTACAAATGCTGTAGTTGAATATGAGAAGCGATTTAAAGAGGATTATTTTGCATTTGAGCATATTGAAGACCGTGATGCTATGCAAGATATTCTAATTAAGTTTGCAGATCGTGTAGTTGATTTTATGAAAGAATCTCCTACTTATTATCATTTCAAAAAGAAAATGTCTGATGAATTAGATTTAAAGCCAAAAGATTTAGATTTAGTTGGCCGATTTACTATTGAGGAATTTTACGACTTCCTTCAAATAAATGCTGACAGAAAGATGATTCAAGAAAAGAATGATTTGACGTTTGACGATAACTTTAAAGATAGAGGTGAGGACAGTGAGTAAAGAAGAAGAAATCGGAACTAAACCTATAGGTGGTATTAGTCCGGTAAATAAAAATAGGCGACAGTTTATTCGTGAAGTACGTCAAGGTGTAAGACGTTCTCAAGTTGACCTTATCGACTTCATTCATTATTACCGTTCACATCCTGTAGAAGCTTGTTACGATATATTAGGTATTTCGCTTATGCCTTATCAGAAGGAACTATTAAAGAATTCTTGGTGTAAACCGTTCCCTCTTTGGTGTATGAGTCGTGGATCAGGCAAATCTTATCTTGCTGCTATTGATATGGCCTTGAACGCTTTATTATTCCCTAATATGCGTATCGGTATTATTGCTCCTTCTTATCGTCAGTCTAAATTCTTATTCCTGAAGTTTAAAGAAGAAGTTTTCAATAAGTCCAAGCTGCTACGAAAATTCGTTTCCGGTAATTTAAAAGAAGGTAATGAAGAGTGTAAATGTCAATTCACAAATGGTTCATTTATACAGGCGTTACCGCTTGGTGATGGTTCTACGATCCGTGGTCAGCGTTACAATAATATTTACGTGGATGAATATGCTGCTATCGATGAACAGATTGTACGATTAGTTGTAGAGCCGATGTTAACTGTTAAACGTGCGTTTGACCCTAACAACCCTGAAAGTTCAGAAGGAAACCGTATCGTTATTTTCTCTTCTGCATACTATACTTGGAATCATTTCTATGCTGCAACTCAAAGATATTTGAGCCGTGTTAAAGCTGGGAATCCTGATTACTACGTAGCTATTGTTGATTATCGTATGCCTTTAAAATATGGATTATACGATGAAAAAGCAATTCAGAAAGCAAAACGAGATAATACAGAAGGTGACTTTATGATGGAGTATGGTTCAGTATTCCAAAGTGAAAGCGCTGGTTCTTGGATTCCTACAATGTTATTTGACAGACGTATTCGTTGGGCTGAAGAGTTAGAACCAAGATTAATGGGAGAAAAACATAAATCATACGGTTTATATTGTGACTTCTCTATCTCACAAAAAGACTTTGCTGATAATACTACATTCTTAGTTTGTGAACTTGATCCGCTTGGATTTAACAAACCTGTAATGATGCGCGCACAAAAAGGTATGACATTAGAAGAAATACATGCACAAATGCGTAAGTATGACCGTGACTTTAACCTTGACCATATTTGGATGGATGGTGAGAAATTAGGATTAGCGTTAAAAGGTTACTTGGAAAAATCTTATGATGACCCTGATTCTAAACAAGAACAATTGCCGCTGCTTGATATGGAAGGGAATAATCCTGATGTATATGGTAAGAAGATTGTAAAATACTTTAAACATAATCAGGAAAACAACCACAACATGGGACTTGCTGCTAAACGTATGATTGAGCAAAAACGTATTTATATGCCTGTACTTCAAGATCGTCATGAAGAACCGGATATTGAATTAGCATTCCTTGAGTTAATCGCAATGAAAAAAGAGATTACACAAATCAAAGCTGTACCAAGTGGAATGTATTACAAATTCGAACAGGAGAAAAAATCAGGACTTAAACGTGACCGTTGGACAGTATTCGCCTATAGCTGCATGGCATTAGAGGAAAGATTGAATGGAGAAGAGGAAGACGATTTCATTTTCGCGGTTGTATAATTTTAATAAAGGTGGTTATCTTATGGATTTTAAAACGATGATTGAGTATGTAGAAGCTAACAAGAAAGAGCATTTTGATAAGATAGTAGCTAATAACAGCAAGAGAAAATAAAAAACTCTTCTTTGGTAAGGGCTATTGCGAAATTAAAATATGCACTTTGTAATACTGTTTTATAGAAATTGAGGAAGGAGGTTGAACATGGAAGAAGTTGCAACTGGTGGTTATGTACCAAAGACTGAAGCTGATTACACGTTTGGTTCTGCTGATAGAGCTGAAGAAAGAACAAGATACAGTTCAAAGGTGCTTCATACTGCTGGATTGGAAACGAATAAACTATTGGCTGATTACCAAAACAATTTTCCTAAAATTGTAAGCCTTGCTCATTTCTACGCCGATAAAATCGGATTGATAAAGTCTAGTATCCGTGTTTATGTCACTTTTACTTATGGTGATATTTTATTCGATGGTGGCACGAAGAAGAACTTGAAGTTCTGTCAAAACGCCAAAAAGAAATTAAAGTTAAACAAGATACTGAGACAAAGTTTACAAGACTTATATAAAGCTGGAAATTTCTTTTGGTATCGTGAAAAAGATACTAAAGGCAATACAGTTTGGGTTCATCAATTAGCCCCTGCTGATGTTAAAGTTAAAGGTCATTTTCGTGATAGACCTATAGCTAATATTAAATTCCAAACGGACGATGAAAATAGCATTCCTTTTAAATTAAACAAAGGAACTAATGGTGAATATGAATTGCCTATCGAACAGTCGTATCATTGTGCGATTGATCGAGAAGGTTATAGTCGTTATGGAAAATCAATTATTACATCGGCATTCGAACCAGTCCAACACATTGAAGAACTAATGGATATGGAAAAAGAAACAATTGACCAAGTTATTGACTTTATGATTATCTTCACTATTGGCGACAAGGATCGTCCTGCTGGTGAAAAAGCAATTAACGCTTTAACTAATAAAGTACAGAATTTGAAAAACAGTTCTCGTTTAGTTGGTAATCATACGTTAAAAGCTCAAGAAATCAAGCCTGATACAGCGTTGTTCAATCCTGAAAAATACGAAGTGCCGATGAAAATGTTATTACAATCATTGGGTATAACTCCATCAATTTTTACAGGTGAAGGTAGTTACGCTACTGCAAGTGCTGGTATGATGTCAGCAAAACAAACTATGGAAAATGCTCGTGAAGAAGTTATCGATGCATTGGATCAACTTTTATATGATATGGCCGCTGAAGCTGGATTAAATCCTGAGAATAACCCAACTATTAAATTAGGTAAGTTAAACTTAACTGATGAAAAAATCCAACATGCTATATTAAGAGACTTATATCTTGATGGTGGAATTTCTGCTGATACTTATTTAGAACAGCACGGATACAACCTTGAAGCTGAACAAGCTGCAATTCAAGAAGAGAAGAAGTACAAGATTGAACCACGACCTATGTCGAGTACGATGTCATTCGGCAATGAAGGTGGTCGTCCTTCTGACTCTCCACAAGGTGCAAATCCTGATAATCCTGATAAGAAACCATCTAGAGATCAATAGGAGGTGATAAAATGCCAAAGTTTGAACGTGCTGAAATATCTAAGTTTGAATTTGCTGAAACAAAGAATCATTATGATTTTACTTACATCTTAGCTTCTTCAATCCCTAACCTGAATGGTTGGCACGCTGATGCTGAAGCTTTAGAAGCTGCTAAAGAATCGATTATCAATGAACCTTTAATTATCGTTCCTGATTGGGACAACTTACCTACTGGACATTCATTAGCTAAGTTCCCTGCATTAGATTACGATGCAAAAATAATCGGTACTCATATAGCCGCTGAAACTTTTGAAGAAGATGGAATTACCCATCTAAAAACTACAGCAAGGGTTTGGAAAATCCGACATCCTTTAGAATCTGAAACGATGAAATCATTACATGAAGCTGGTGCTTTACGATTTTCAATGGAAGCCGCTTATGATGAAGCCGGAACAGAAGGTACTACAAGGAAAGCCAAGAACGTTAAATTTATTGGTTCTGCTGTAGTTGACGATCCAGCAAATCCTTTTAGCTATTCGCTAGAGGTTGCAAATAGAAAAAAACAAGAACAAGGAGGTTTCAAGTCAATGGAATTTAAAACATTAGAAGAAGCTGTTGCTCATATCGGCGGTATGAAAGTTACATTAAAGAATGCTGAAGATGCTTTAGAAACAGCTAACAAGACTATCGAAACATTAACAAGTGAGAAAGCTACTTTAACTGAAACTTTAGCTACTGCTAATGCGAACGTTGATAACTTAACTACTGAAGTATCTACTCTTAAAGAGGAAAAAGAAACTGCTGCAAAAGAAAAATTAGCCGATGAACGTTTTGCTGAAATGGCTGAACATGTTGAGTATACTGAAGCTGAAAAAGCTGAAACTGCTTCTCATTTAGCAACTTTATCTGAAGACGTTTATAAAATGGTTTTAGAAACTGCCAAACGCGGTAGCAAGAAAAAAGACGGAAAAACTGAGGTTGCTGGTGTATCTTCTGACACTAAACTTAATTTAGATGCAGACAATCCACTTGCATTCTTAGACTAATATATTAGGAGGTCATTAATAATGGCATTAACACATTTCACAAACCCTACATCTTTTTATTACAGAAAAGATTTAGCTGTAACTAAACACGGTGAATACAAAGCTAAAACAGCTATGGACTTCGGTACTGCTGGTAAAATTGATCCAAAAACAGGTCTTATTGAACCTGCTGCTACTTCTGATGACTTTGAAGGTATTGTTGACAAAATCGTCCTTGATTGGCAAGGAACTGACCGTGGCCGTTTAAGCGTTAAAGCTGGCGAACGTTGCCGTATTGGTGTCGGTAATGATTTCGAATTCGTAACTAAAGGTCTTGCTTCAGTCGATGCTTCTTTAGTTGTTGGTGATGCTGTAGAAGTTAAAGCTGGTAAATTCATCAAATTAGCAACTGGAAAACAAGTTGGTAAAGTAACACAAAAATTTGATAATGGCGAAATCGCTATTGCTATCCGTAAGTAAGGAGGAAAAAGTTAATGACTAAATATACTGTCGCACAACGCGAGAAATTTTTCGAACAAGTTAAGAAATACGCTCAAGCATCTAAATTAGATGAAGCTGGTTTAAAACTTCAAAACGGTATTAAAGCAATGGCTTCCACTACTGCTGGCCGTGAAGAATTAGCTCAACTTATCACTGAAAATTTAGAAGCTGAAATGAAATCTTATGATTTACGTCCGTTACTTTTCGAAACAAAACAACGTGAATTATTAGAAAAAGTTGAGTACAAACGTAAAGGTAAATTCCGTGCATTCCGTATTACTCGCGGTGGTTACGTTCCTAAATCTCAAATCTTCCAAGATGTAGTACAAGCTTCTCCTGAAGAGTTCGCTGTTCGCCCATCTTGTCATCTTGACCAAATTCGTACAGGTCGTATCTCTTCTGTAGATGAATTACGTACTGGCGCTGCTGAAGCATTAATCACTGAATACAACCGTTATTTCTTTGAATCATTAAATGCTGCTGTAAACGCTACTGACAATCCGAACAACGTATTCACTGTATCAAAAGAAGTTTCTAAAGATGTTCTTGATAAAGCTATTGCTGCTGCTGCTAAACATGGCAAAGTATCTATCGTTGGTACTTATCAATCTCTTTTACCAATCACTAACTTCACTGGTTACACTGATACACAAAAAGACGAAATCATGCGTACTGGTAAAATCGGTGTTTACCGTGGAGCTAACTTGGTTGAATTAACTGAGTACGATGATGCTGACGGTCTTCCAGTAATCAAAGACGACACTATCTTCTTAGTAGTTCGTAAAGCTGGTCATGTTGATGACTTCGGTGAAATGGCTAATGAAGAAATCACTGATAAAGAACACCAAGAGTTCTCTATCTTAATCCGTAAGGAATGGGGCTTCACTATCCTTTATCCTGAATATATCTTCATGATTAAAGTTACTGCATAGTAGAGGGGGTTATTCCCCTCTTAATTTAAATTTAAATTGGGAGTGGTTATGGTTATGGCTGTTACTAAAAAATATGTATTAGAAGTTATTTTCAAAGGTACTTTGTTCTTAAATTTCCAAGGAGTATACCTTGATAAGTGGGCTGTTTCCGGTGGTAAAATCACTTTGACAGAAGATGAATACGATTATGCAAAGATGAATTTCCCTGAAACGTTAGCTAAGTATTTAGTTCCTATTGGTTTTAAATACGATAAAGAAATTGAAGTTACTGAATTTGATCCTTCTTATTATTTCGATTTAAGAGCTGACAAACGTGAAGAATTATTAAACAAGTTAAAATTAGAACAGCTTGAAGAATTACACACTTATGCTGAACTTAATGATATTAATGAGGTAACGAAAGATGTTATCAAAACTAAAATTCTATTAACAAAGGCTGGCAAATAACATGGATCGTATATTAGGAATCCTAAGACGTAGGTTGATGGATTTACCGATCATGGAAAAGCTCCCTGAGGAAAAGACAGCATTTAGTGATGAATATTTAAGCGATGTTCTAAATGATGCATTAGATACGTTAGGTTACGAAATACCTTTACCATCCAAAAGACACGAACAATTAATCGCTTTAGAGGGCGCTATAATTGTAGTCACTGGTTTAAAATCTTGGAGTGACGGTGAAAGTTATTCATACAAATCTGATGCTGTACAAGTAACACGTGGACTTATGCCACGACATTTTAAAGATACTATATCATTGTTGAATGGTCAGAAAAACGAAATAATTGAAGGGATTGTGAGTGAATTATGAACTTGAATAAAACTGTTAAGTCAGAAGAATCTTGGAAAATGCATGTTGATTTACTAAGGTATGTTGACTGCATCGAAAACAAAGCACTAAGAGCATTGATTAAAACTAAAGTCCTTGACGTTGCAAATACAGTTAAGGATTCATTAGAAGAATTAGAAGGAGGTCATTAATAATGGCTGAAGTAGTATTTACTGGTAGAGAAGAAATCTATAATGGTTTCAACCGAAAATTATTTTTCACAACATCATCTGCTAAAGCATTACCAACTGATACTAATATCGTTTGGACTGAATTAGGTTATGATGATTCATTTAGTTTCGATGAAAACGAAAACGAAACACAAAAGTACAACAAACGTAGTAAATCACACAAGAAAAAAGGACGTAAAGAGTACACGTTTGATATTTCTCAAATGTATGCTGGTGTTCAATATTCTATCTTCATGCTTAAAGGTAAGAATGGTACACTTAAACAAGTAACAACTAATGACATGGATCAAGTTGTAGAAGTTAACTTCTTCCACAATTGCGATATCAACTCTCCTAAATTCGCTGGTGGTGGCGATGACAAGGATGATACGATTTCTGCTTCAGGTTCTTACGAAAACCGTTTCTTATACGACAAAGAAGGAACTGGCGCTAAGTTATTGTTCGCAACTGACGGAAGCCATGTGGTTACACCCTAGTGCTCCCCTAGCGCCAACTGGCTTAAAGGTTGATACTAAAACTGATACATCAATTAAGATCAGCTGGACAGCCGTAACGGATAGCAGGGGTATTAAAGGATATGAGGTTTACCAAGATGGCGTTAAGAAAACGACTCTTGTTGGTACGACTCATACAGCTAGTGGTTTAACTGCTAACACTGAATACAAATTCAAAATTAAAGCTGTAGCAAATGATGATATGGTTTCTGACTTCAGTACAGAATTAGCCGTAACAACAAATGCTGCTACAGGTGGATGATGAAAAAGGTGGCAAGGGGATGATTCCTCTTGTCATTTTTTATTAGGAGGGGATTATATGTTAAGTTATATGCACGAAGATATATATGTATACATCGATAATCTTATAACTGAAGAAGTTAAAAAGACAGGTGACAATATATATTTCGATGATAATTGGTATGGAATCAAAAAAGGTAAAGTTAAGATTATCTTAGGTGGAGCTACAACTAAATTAACAGTTAAATTAAATGAAGGTACAGCTGTACTTGATTTTGTCGGTAAAGCAAACGATGTAGTAGATTTGGATTTCGAAAAGATGATATTCAAATTGAATAATAAACTAATATTTTTAAGTTCGTATATAGCCCCTGCCAATACAGAAGTCGTTAAAATAAGCCTATCGTTTGGTTCGGGAAGCCACCAGTTCTCTTATTTCGGATTAAAAGAAGTTAGGAACGATAATGATTTAGACTTCTGTACATCACTGGATTATAACTATTCAGAAGAAAAAATAACACGAACAAATATAAATAACGAAACATTTGATGTTGGGAGTGCGAAACCGGAATATTCATGGAGTATTAATGGTTTATGGAACAACGAGGAAGTTAGTAAATTTGGCGATTTGTTCAATTTACGTTTCATTGATGAAGAGGGCAAACCTATGGTTAGGTTAGTCGGCTGTACAAGAAACAGCTTTAAAAATGGTTCTTCAGACAGTGGAGATTTAACTTATTCGTTGAGTGGTAAATTCAAAAAAATTATGTAAAGGTATGGTGTTGAAAATGGCTGTATTAAAATTCACTGACAAAATTAAGAGTTTAAAACGTAAATCGAATGTTGATTTCATTGATGGAACTGGCGAAGTTGTATCATTTGAAGTAACTTC